GGTGATGCCGCCCCCAAAACGGCCCTTGGGACACACTCCTCTGAGCCTCTGCCCCCGGGAGCAACCATTTTTGATCTAGGTCCTCTAGAAGAAAACCTTAGCCCTGTGGCTGGCCGTATTAAGGAAGGTCCTGGAACCACTCCTACAGCTGTCACCTTCAATCCAGCCTATGTTGCTGCGAAGAAGATGGAAAAGAAAATCCAAGATCAGCTTGACGAATGTGGAGCTTCCAAAAGCCTTCGTGCTTCTGTGTTTGAAATGGCTCTCTTTGGCACTCTCATTGCTAAAGGCCCCATGGCTTACGACAAGGAATATCCTCGTTGGGACGATAGTGGTAAATATGACCCGATCACTAAAACAGTTCCTATGTTGTCTCACGTCTCGGTGTGGAATTTCTATCCAGATCCTGACGCAGCCAACATGGACCAAGCTGAGTATGTCGTAGAACGTCACAAGATGTCTCGTAGAGATCTTAAGGATCTTACCAAGCGTCCCTACTTCCGTGAGTCGGCTATTAAAGAAGCCATTGAAGCTGGTCCCGACTATTGGAAAGAATATTGGGAAAGCTACATGGACGATGAAGCTTCTCATCCTGATATTGAACGTTGGGAAGTGTTGGAATACTGGGGGTATGTCCTCGCCAAAGATTTAAGAGATCAAGGTATTAAACTTGATCGTAAGATGTTTGACGATGATGACCTTGTCAATGCCAACATTTGGATCTGTAGAGACCAAGTTCTTCGTGCTGTAGTGAACCCTTTCACTCCTCAACGTATTCCTTATTTCGCTGCTCCCTTTGAGGTTAATCCTTACAGCTTCTTTGGCGTGGGTATTGCAGAGAACATGGAAGACACTCAAATGCTCATGAATGGTTTCATGAGAATGGCTGTGGATAACGCTGCTCTCTCTGGAAACCTAGTGTTTGAAGTCGATGAAAGCAATCTTACACCGGGACAGGATCTGTCAATTTATCCGGGTAAGGTGTTTAGACGACAAGCAGGAGCTCCGGGACAAGCACTCTTTGCAACTGAGTTTCCTAACGCTGCTCAACAAAACTTGATGCTCTTTGACAAGGCTCGTGTCCTTGCCGATGAGTCTACAGGTCTTCCTTCGTATTCGTATGGACAGACAGGTATTCAAGGTGTTGGTAGAACAGCCTCTGGCATCTCTATGCTGATGAATGCTGCTAATGGTAGTATCAGGACAGTGGTCAAAAATATTGATGACTACTTCCTCGCTCCTCTTGGTAAAGCATTCTTTGCATTCAACATGCAATTCGATCACGACAAAGAGATCAAGGGTGATCTGGAAGTTAGTGCAAGAGGAACTGAAAGTCTCATGGCTAATGAAGTCAAGAGCCAACGTCTCATGCAATTCCTTCAACTTGTCTCCAATCCCATTCTTGCTCCGTTTGCGAAGCTTGACATGGTTGTTCGTGAGATTGCCAAGTCCCTCGACCTCGACGTGGATAAGGTGACGAATAACATGGCTGATGCCGCTGTTCAAGCTGAAGTGCTGAAGCTTATGGTGCCTGCTATGGGCGCTGCCCCTGGGATGGGTGGACCTGGTGTCCAGAACCCGTCTCCTCCGATGCCTGCTGGTGTTGGAGCAGGGGACACTCAAGGCGGCGGTGGTGGTAATATTGGAACAGGAAGTGTTCCTTCACCTGGAATGGAAGGTTTTAGTGCCAATGGTGTCGCTTAAGCAATTCGTCAATACAGAAACTTATAAAGACTTCCAAGACTATCTGGAAGGACAAATCAAACTTTTACATCGTAGCATGGAATCTGCTAGGAGCCCTGAAGACTTTTATCGTTTACAAGGGCAGGTGCTTTCATTACGAAAGTTGCAGAGCATGAAAGAGGATGTTTTGAAGAAAGATAAGTGATGACCCCTGAAAGAAAAAACAGTCTCCTTGGTTATATTGATCAGTTGAAAGCTCTTTCAGGGGGTCCTGTTGATGAAGAAGATCTCTATGCTGCTGGTTATGACGAAGGTGATCTAAATGACATTGGATGGTTTGACCAGCAGCAAGCTTACACTCCTACCGAGGAGCCTGTAGCTCAACTTGATCCTTATACTCCTACTAAGAGAGAACGGTTGCATGATATGTCAACTAGGGGCTTGGAGGATTTAGGAGTCCCTAAAAATATCTCGCAAGATATTGCCGATAAGATGATTGGATCTGAGTTTGGACCTATTGCTGGTATGGGAGCTATTGATTTTACTCCCTTTGGGCTTCCTCTTGGTGTGCAAGAGGGTTCCAATGCAATGGAAAGGGGATACAACTCTGGTGATGCAATTGGTATGGGACTAGGGGCTGTTGAAGCTGTTGGAGCCGCTCTTCCTATGGGGAAAGCTGTTTCTAAGTTTGGTAAGAAAATCATTGACAAAGGTGTTGAAGCTTACAACCCTAATGTAGCTAGAACCTTTTTCGGACCCGATTCTAAACTCGCTGACCATGACAAGCTTAAGACAGCGCAGATCATGGAACAGGAGGGACAGACACCTGAAGATATCTGGCAAAAGACAGGTTGGTGGAATAGTCCTAATGGTGGATGGAAGTTTGAAGTTAGTGACCATGAGTTAGTGATTAACCCTGCTGGGAGGACTAATGAAGAGGTCTTTCAACACCCGCAGTTTTACGAAGCTTTAAGACCTTCTGACAATCTTGAAGAGCTGCCTTGGACTGAACAAGACTCACAAGCTTGGCTCACTGGACAAGCTCCAGCTAGGTATAGGTCTAAAGACGAAGCTCCTTCTGGGGAAAGGGGAAGTTATGATCCTCAGACAAAAGGTATTAGTCTCTACACGAAGGACGATGTCTGGGCTGATCCACATGAAGTGGCTGTGCATGAAATGCAACATGCTGCTCAGGCAGTGGAGGGAGCCCCGGGAAAAGGGACTAACCCCCAGTGGATTGCAAATGTTTTAGCAGAATCTTTAGAAAGTCTTCCAACAGAGTTTAGGTCCTTTGCCAGAGCTGCTGTTGAATCCTCTGTTATAGAAGAGCATCTTAAAAGGATAGATGACATACTTCCTCTAATGGAATCTCGGGTGGAAAAACTCTCCAAAAGAGATCCTAGTGCTCCTGGAGGGTGGGGGACAGCCGGGCTTGAACAGGCGCAGGAATCCTTAGAACTTCTTAAAGAGCGTAAAGGGGCTTACGAACAAATTCTCCCCAACTATAAGGAGTTTTTAAAACCTGCGCAGATGGAAGCTTACCTCGGAAAAGTTGACCCCGAGTTCGAAGATATTGTAGAAGATTTAAAGGTTATTGGCAAAAACATCGGAGCTTCTGACAAAGTGCCTTTTGAAACCGCTTTAAGAGCTAAAAGTCCTTTTGAAGCCTCAAACTCTTTAAAGCTTAAAAGTGGACCTGCTCATACACTTTATGAACTTGAAAAAGGTGAGTGGGAAGCTCGTTTAGCAGGTTCTAGGGCTAGCATGTCTCCAGAAGAGAGGGCTGCCAATTTCCCTATGACTAGTTCAGACATTCTCCCGAGGGATGAAGAGTTTCTCTTCTCTATGGATGAGTTAATGGATTGGGCGAAAAGACTTAAAGGCTATTCAGCAAGTAAAAAAGGATATGCAAAAGGAGGGGCTGTGGAATTAGACCCGATTAGTGGCAATGAAGTTCCTCCGGGTGCTGAGCCTCAAGAAGTTAGAGATGATGTGGATGCTAAACTCTCTGAAGGGGAATATGTTATCCCTGCTGATGTTGTTCGTTACTTAGGTCTCGATAAGATTGAAAAGCTTGTAGCACAAGCTAAAGAAGGTCTTGCTGAGATGGACAAGAACGGAAGAATTGGTGGAGAGGACATTGTAGAAGAAGATGATCTTCCTTTTAGCGACGAAGAGTTGTTCGCAGAGGAGGCTCCTGTAGAGATGGCTGTAGGAGGTCTTATCCCTGCTGCTGGTGATCGTATTCGGTCTCAAGTGGGTGTTACACCTAACACCACTATGCCTCTGTGGATGCAAGACCAAAACTTTGGTAGTTTCCAAGAAGAGCAGAATACGACGAAAGATGATTCTCGTCAACAACCTCAACAAGTGTCTAAATGGGATAGAGACGTTTCCCAATGGTCTCCTGAACAGTTTAGTCAAGCTGTTACACAAAGGAATAGTTTAGGAACGAAGGTCATCGAAACTGGTATCAGCAAGATGATGCCTTTCGGAGGATTGGCTCTTAGAGCTAAGAACAACTACATCAACAAGAACGCTCCTATTGCTATTGACAAGATGCTTAAGTCTGGGATGGATGCTCAAGGCAATCCTCTTACAGATCAGCAAAAGATTGATTTAGCAAAAGCGAAAACAGATTTAGCTGCTACAGCTAAACAAAAACCCGGTCTTGGGGGAATGGTGATGAAAGAGATCAAAGGTCTCATTGATCGTAGAACCCCTGAAGAAAAGGCAAAAGCTGAAGCCGAAAAGGCAGCCAAGGAAAAAGCGGAAAAAGACGCTAAAGACAAAGCTGCCAAGGACAAGGCTGATAAAGATAGAGCTAGTAAAGATCGTCCCAGCAAGGACAAAGATGATAAAGGCTCTAAAGGTAAAAAATAATATGGACCACCCGCTATAAGCGGCCCCAGAGGATAGATAATGTCAATCAGAAATATTACAGCTTTAGAAAAAGAAATCGAAGAACTCGAGCGTCTCCAGAATGGAAACCCAGAACCTGAAGAAGTGGAAGAAGAGGTAGAAGAGCAGGAAACTGGCACTTCTGCTAAACCTCAAGAAGAGGCTCCCGCTGAGGAAAAAGGTTGGGCTAAACGCTACGGAGATCTTCGTCGTCTCCAACAAGCTCAAGCAAAAGAGCTTAAAGAGCTAAAAGCTAAAAAGAGTGAACCTGCCCCTTCTGCTATTACGAAAGAACAAGTGGAAGATTGGGTGAAGAACAACCCCAAAGCAGCTGACATTGTCAGGACTCTGGCTAGGGAAGTGACTCCTGTAGAAGATGTTTCCGAGATTAAGGAAGAGATTGCAAGAACGAAGGCAATGAGTGCTATTCTTAAGTCTCATCCTGATTTTGAGGAAATCACAGAATCTGATGAATTCCACGACTGGGCTGATAAACAGCCTGCTAGTGTGCAAGCTCTTGTCTTCAGTGACAAAGCTGAAGATGTGGTCTGGGCCTTAAGCTTTTACAAGAGCCAAACAGGCGAAAAAACAGACCCGAAAAAAGATGCAGCTAAATTAGTGAAAACTAAATCGGCTGTAGAGAAACCGGCAGATGCGAGTTCGAAATCGTATTCTGAATCCATGGTTGAAAAAATGTCCCTCGAAGAGTATGAAAAACATGAGAAGGCCATCCTGGAAGCCCAGAGAAGTGGCAACTTTGTTTACGACCGCTCTGGAGGGGCTCGTTAAGAAATTAACGAATAATACACTAAGCTACCTAATTTAATAGGCCGGACCTGTAGGCATACAGAATTCCCCACCCTATGAGATTAGCCCTAAGTGTTGATTTGGTCGTTTATCGAAAATCAACAAAAGGAGCTTTAAATGGCTTTTCCTTCTTCGGCAGGTTGGGGTAATCTGCCTAACGGCGCTTTCTCGCCGGTAATTTTTTCTAAGAAAGCACAGCTTGCTTTCCGTCGGTCCTCGGTTGTCAACGGTGTTGTGAACTCGGACTACTTCGGTGAGCTTGCTAATTTTGGTGACTCGGTCCAGATCATCCGTGAACCTGATATCCAAATCCGCAGCTATACGCGCGGTAAAATGATTCAGCCGCAAGATCTGGTCGATGAAGACTACACGCTCATTATCGACCAAGCTAACGAATACAGCTTCCGCATCGAGGATATTGAGAAAGCTCATTCGCACATCAACTGGATGGCTCTGGCCACCGACCGTGCGGGCTTCAAACTCCGTGACCAGTATGACGCTGAAGTGCTTGGTTATCTGACTGGCTATAAGCAAGTTGCGAAGAACGAGAAAGCCTCGGTCGCTCGCACTGCTGCTGATATGCCGGGAACCAAAGCTGTTCCGACGGCTGGTGATGATGAGCTTCTGGCTTCGAACAAGCTGAATCGTGGGTCGTTCCTGACCTCGGGTGCTGATAACTCGATCCCGCTGGCTCCGCGCTTCCCGGGTCAACAAACGAAGCCTGCTTCGGTCGTGTCTCCCCTGACGCTGATCGCTCGTATGGCTCGTAACCTTGACCTGCAAAACGTGGACAAAGAAGGTCGTTGGATCATCATCGACCCGGTGTTCGAAGAGCTGCTGAAAGATGAAGACTCGCGTCTCATCAATGCTGACACTTCGGAAAAAGGGGCCCTCCGTAATGGTAAGCTGGGTCGTCAGATCCATGGCTTCGACGTGTATTGCTCGAACTCGCTGCCTCAAGTGGGCACTGGTCCGACGACTGTTGGAGACACTGCTCAAAACGCCAACTACGGGGTGATTGTTGCTGGTCACAAGTCGGCGGTTGCAGCTGCGGAGAACCTCTCCAAAACTGAAAACTTCCGTTCGCACGAAACCTTCGCGGATGTTGTGCGTGGTCTCCACGTCTATGGCCGTAAAATCCTGCGTCCCGAAGCCATTGTCACGGCTAAGTGGAACGTGGCGTAATCGGTATAAAGGAGATATAAAACATGGCTAACATTGATAGCGCCAAGCACAACGGCACTCTGCACTTTGCAGCGGGTCACAATGCTAACGTGCGAGTTCTCGACTTCATTGTCGATTTCGCTAAAGACTTTACAATGGCAAACGCCACTGACGATATTGACCTTGTCACCCTTCCGGGTGGTGCGGTGGTCGTCGGTCTGACGGTCCAACAGCTTGTTGCTGGAACTGGAACGGGGACAGTGTTTGCTCGTGTGGGAACTACCACACTGAGTGCTACTCTCGCCTCGACTGCCACGGCTGGCACTGTTGCTGCCTCGGTTCCTGCTGCCATCCCGGCAGTGGTTCCTGCGGCTGGAGCAGAGCTGAACCTTCTGGGTGCTACGGCTGTTCGCACGGATGGTAAACTCCGTGTTATCGCAGTAGTGGTCGAAGGGGGTCGTGAACCCCGTGAAGCTACCACAGTGAAACGCGACGCCATCTAATCTGAATGAGAGAGGGGGTGGCTAATGCCGCCTCCTCTTTTATTTTATCCAATGGAGTGAAAATGTATAATTTTCTAGGAATGGTTAATGACGTTGCCAAGCGTTTAAACGAAGTAGAACTGACTAACGTGAATTTTCTTAGTGTTAGGGGTTTTCACTCAGACATTAAAAGTTATGTCAACGAATCCATCAACAGGATTAATATCGAGCAATATGAATGGCCGTTTAACCATGTGACAGAAACGCTCACCTTAACCCCCAATCAGGTTAAATACCCTCTGCCGCTGGACGCTAAAACTGTTGCTTATGACACCTTCGTAATTAAAGGAGATCCTTCTCTTAATGTGAGAAGTTCTAAACTCTCTGTGTTAGATTACGAAGATCACCTTGAGCATACATTAGATTGGGAACTTGATCCTGCGACACATGCAGCTGTTCCTCGTCATGTGTTTCGTGGGAGAGATCTTTCGTTTGGTCTAATCCCTGCTCCGAGAGAAGCTTATGAGCTTCGTTACGAATACTACAGATTACCCGAACCTCTGGAAGACTGGGACGATGTTCCTACAATCCCTGAAAGATTTAGGTGGGTGATTTTGGAAGGTGCCCTTTATTCTGCTTACATGTTTAAAGGAGACATCGAAGCCGCTGCTACCTCTAATGGTCTGTTCGGTAAAGGTATCGCAGATATGAGGAAGCTGTATATTAACAGATACGAGTATGTTCGCTCGACTGCCATAAGAGGGTAATATGCCTACACAATGGGAAACCTTCCCAATCAAATTTGAAGGCGGGCTTGTTACCAACAGGGGGAGGCTCGAACAAGGTCTGGACTTCCCCGGGAGTGCCACTACTCTACAGAACTTTGAAGCTGACATTCAAGGGGGTTATACGAGGATTATGGGATTTACCAAATTCTCTGAAGAGGAAGTCCCCGGAACTGGTCAAGTCAAAGGTGTCATTGCTGTAGAAGAATCCAAGGTTGTTGCTTTTAGAGGGAATAAAGCCTATACATCAGAGTCAGGAGTTTGGACAGAGATCCTTACAATCCCTGCTGACACCTATACTAAAATTCACTACGAGAGTTATGATTTTGGAACTGGCAAAAAGTTTGTAGTTGTAGACGGAGTTAATGCTCCTGCTTTTTACGATGTGGTTGCTGGGACAATGGCTTATGATGGAACACTCCCTCCTGATTTAGATGGTTCCAAGTTTGTAAGAGAGTTTAAACATCATCTCTTTTATACGAAAGGTAAGTTTCTTAACTGGGGAGCCCCTTATACAGACAACGATTTTAACACTGGTAATGGTGCTGGAGTTATTAATGTTGGAGAAGAAATTACTGGATTGATTTCTTTCCGTGAACAACTCTTCATTTTTTGTCTTAATAAAATCTTTCGTCTCTCTGGTGACACCTCTGAGAATTTTAAATTAGACCCTGTGACAACTAACACAGGTTGTATTGACGGGTTTACTATTCAAGAGGTCGGTGGAGATATTATGTATCTTAGCTCTGATGGAGTTAGGTATTTATCTGCTTCTGAAAGAGAGAATGACTTTGGTCTAACGAGGGCTTCTGAGAAGATCCAGAGTGAGTTTAATAGGGTGTCTCTTAACGCTGTCTTTAGCTCTGTGACAATCTCTAATAAGAACCAATACAGAATTTTTATCTACGAAGATACAGTGCCAGGTCCTCAAGCTGAGGCGTTCATTGCCACCAAGTTCTCTAACCAAACAGTTGATAACGTGTCTTGGTCTACAATAAAAGGGATGAAGGTGTATGCTACCTCCGAGCTTATGAGCAAAGAAAGAGAGTATATTTTCTTCTGTAGTGAGAACGGTTTTATCTATAGGATGGAGTCGGGCAACTCTTT